TGTTGTGGTTGCAAATCTTGTCAATCAAATTGTAAGAAATGAAAATGAATATGTTTCTATGGAGGGTAATTTTGACACTGATTTATTATATGTCGCAAAGTATCCTGGCGCAATCGGAAACTCTCTAAAAGTTTCTATTTGCGACTCAGCAAATCAGTTTTCTTCAAATGTTGATTTAGGAGCTTTTGGTCTTCAGCTGTTAGTTGGATCAAACAAAGGTTACATTACTTCAAACGGTACTTCTAATGCAGCCGTAAACACTGCTTTTGGTAGCATTGAAGTTGATGATTATATATTAGTTGGTAACAGTACAATAAATCAACAATATTTAAAGATAACTGAAAAAAGCTATAGTCAAAATACTACTTCAAATTTAACTTTTAGTAATACTGGTGCAAATGGTGGTATAAACACAATTAGTGGATCTATCTCATTAAACAATCTAACAGGTTCTAATCTTGTATTTAATATCGGTGATATAGTAGTTTATTCTAATACTGGTGCAGTAACAACTGGCGGTTTAACGAGCGGCGCATCTTACTTTGTGATTGATGCAAATAGTAGCAGTATAAACCTTTCAAGTACGAGAGATGGCGCTTCAGCTATTACAGGCGCTGCTAGTGGTGCAAACAATACTTTAACACTTGACGAAAATCAATTGACATTGACTTTTGAGGATCCATACAGATTAAGTCAAAACTATTCAACTAATAACGTTCAGCGTTATTGGGGCTACTTTAATCTAGTTGATACTGCTCCAGGTCAGTCTGACTACGTTCGCGTTAATGGCAATACTTCTGCTAATGACGAATTACACATCGTTGTTGTTGATGAGGACGGACAGTTTACTGGTACTCCAGGAACTATTCTTGAGGTGTACAAGGGTCTTTCTCGCGCAACTGACGCAACCAACAATGATGGCTCAACCAATTATTACAAAACAATAATTAATGATTCTTCTGAATATATCTGGTTTGCTAATGATAGATCAGTAGCAGTTTCAAACACTGCTCTGAACATACAAAGTTCTACTGAAGATTCTCCGCTTTATATGTCTATGAAATTCGGTAGCGATGGATTGAACGAAGCTAATGCAACTCTTCCAATTATCGGTAGCGCATTAGACTTATTTGCTTCGCCAGAAGATATTGATATTTCCCTAATTATGCAGGGTCGTCCATTAGGAGGAACTACTGTAGTTAACGGCGAAACTATTAATAACTTCCAATTAGCAAATTATATAATCGACAATATCTGCGAAGTTCGTAAGGATTGCGTTGCGCTTATTTCTCCTGATAAGTCCAAGGTTCTTAATAACGTCGGCGGTGAAGCTCTAAGTTTGAAAAACTGGAGAGGCGCAATCAGAAGCACTTCTTATGCGGTTCTAGATTCTGGTTATAAGTATCAGTACGACCGTTACAACGATATTTACCGTTGGGTTCCTCTAAATGGTGATATCGCGGGTCTATGCGTAAGAACTGACAACACTAACGATGCTTGGTGGTCTCCAGCTGGTTTCAACCGTGGTAATATTAAGAATGTAGTTAAGCTTGCTTGGAATCCACGCAAAGCAGAACGTGATGTTCTTTACAGCAACGGAATTAATCCAGTTGTTACATTCCCAGGTCAGGGTACTATTTTGTTCGGTGATAAAACTTTACAGGCCAAGCCTTCTGCGTTTGATAGAATCAATGTTCGTAGATTGTTTATTGTTCTTGAAAAGGCTATTTCTACTGCCGCTAAGTTTTCTCTATTCGAGTTTAACGATGCGTTCACTAGAGCACAGTTCAAAAACCTTGTGACTCCTTACCTACGTAATATTCAGGGTCGTCGCGGTATTACTGACTTCTTGGTTGTTTGTGACGAAACAAATAATACTGCGCAGGTTATTGACTCTAACCAGTTTGTTGGAGACATCTATATTAAACCAGCAAGAAGCATCAACTTCATTCAGTTGAACTTTGTGGCTGTTGGAACAGGCGTACAGTTCAGCGAAGTTGTTGGCCGTTTCTAATAAATAGATAAAAGCTCAAAGGAGTATAATACAGATGCCATTTAATATTAGTGCATTTAAATCAAACGGTCTAGTGTATGGTGGCGCTAGACCGTCCCTATTTAACGTGTTTATGTCAGTACCTCCTGGTATAGGTATAGATAACGTTTCAGTAGATAAGTTCCGCTTTGTTTGTAGAACAGCTGAATTGCCAGAATCTAGAGTAGGAGCCATCGAAGTTCCTTACTTTGGTCGTAAGATTAAAGTTGCTGGTGAAAGAGTGTTCGCTGATTGGGCGGTTACAGTTCTTAACGACGAAGACTTTTCAGTTCGTTCTATGTTTGAAACTTGGTTGAATGCTTTAAATCGCCATGTTTCCAACGTTAGAGATCCTGCAATTGCTACAGAAAACTACAAAGTTGACCTAGATATCTATCAGTACGGCAAAGACGGTTCTACAATTAGAGCTTATCAGTTGATTGGAGCATTTCCTACAACTGTTGGTTCTATTACTTTGAATTGGGAAAGTGCTAACGCTATTGAAGAATTTGCAGTAGGCTTCTCATATGATTATTGGGTTCCGTTGGTTGAAACTTCTGATAAGAAAGCTGGTGGCGTAAATGCTTATGTTTCACAGACTACACAGGACGGAGTTAACGGTCCAAACTAATTTTACAGTTTGATATTTTGACGGGAGAGCTTAGTCTCTCCCAGTTTGGAGAAATAAATGGCAGAACTATTCGGATTTCAATTTAAAAGAGTAACTAAAGAGCCGGACTTACCTTCTTTTGCAGCATCAAAAGAAACGGATGATGGCGCTTTAGTTATTTCTGCAGGAGGAGCTTACGGAACTTACGTTGACCTTGATGGCACAGTAAGATCCGAAGCCGAACTTGTCACGAAATATCGCGAAATGGCTTTACAACCTGAATGCGATTCCGCTATAGACGAAATAGTTAATGAATCAATAGCTATCGACGAAAAAAACCTAGTAAAAATTATTTTAGACGATTTAAATATTTCCCCTCAATTAAAAGCTGTAATTAGCGCAGAATTTGACAATTGTTTAAAAATAATTGATTTCAACAAATATGCTTATGAAATTTATCGTAGATGGTATATTGATGGTAGACTTTATTATCACGTTGTTATTGATGATAAAAATCCAAAAGAAGGCATAAAAGAACTTCGTTACATTGACCCTAGAAAAATTCGTAAGGTTAGAGAAGTTCAAAAGAAAAGAGCTGGTAACGTTGTAACTGAGCCAGTTATCACAAAGGTAATTAATGAATACTATATCTTTAATGATAAGGGATTTAATTACGGCAACAAAGCTGTAGGACCAAATACTACAGGATTAAAGATAGCTAAAGATTCTATTCTTCACATTGTATCTGGCCTAACAGATAACCAAGGTACAATGGTTCTTTCATATCTACATAAATCAATTAAGGCTTTAAATCAGCTAAGCACTCTTGAAGATGCTTTGGTAATTTATCGCCTCGCGCGCGCACCCGAACGTCGTATTTGGTATATCGACGTTGGCAACCTTCCTAAGATGAAGGCTGAACAGTATGTTCGCGACATTATGGTTAAGCATAAAAATCGTTTAATCTATGATGCTGCTACTGGTCAAATTAGAGACGACCGTAAATTTATGACCATGCTTGAAGATTATTGGTTGCCCCGTAGAGAAGGCGGACGTGGTACAGAAGTTACTACTCTTCCTGGCGGTCAAAACCTTGGTCAAATGGACGACGTTCTTTATTTCCAAAAGAAATTCCTTCAAACATTAAACGTACCAGTTAGTCGTTTGAATTCCGATGCGCTATTTTCAATTGGTAGAGCAACAGAAATAACTAGAGACGAATTGAAGTTTAGTAGATTTATTGTTCGTTTAAGATCTAGATTTTCGCATCTATTTACTAAAATGCTTGAAAAACAATTGGTTCTTAAGGGAATTACAACTGTTGAAGATTGGCAGCAAATTCAAGGTTCTATTAGATATGAATTTGCCAAAGATAACTATTTTGCCGAACTTAAAGACGCTGAAATCCGTCAGGGCAGACTTGTACAAGCTCGCGATATGCAAGATATTGCTGGTAAATATTTGTCGCATCAGTGGATTCGTAAAAACGTATTCCAGCAAACTGATGAAGATATTCAGAAAGAAGATCAAATTATTGCGGCGGAAATGCAGTCTGGTGATCCACGTTGGGTTAACCCTGCTATATTACAAAATGAACAATTCCAAATGCAAAGTCAACAACAGGCGGCTGCTCAACAAGCTCCTCCTGAAGAAGAACCAACAGAAGACGATAATAAGTTAGAAGAAGTTCGTAGGGCTATGATTTTGATAAAACAAATGAAAGAAAAAGGTCCTGGTAATAGATCACAAAGAGAACAATCAGCATACAAAGCCGCAATTCAAATTGTTGCTAAAAATCCAGAAGAAGCCCAACAGTTGGGCGGTGGTTATAAAAAATAGAGGTAAATGAAATGGATAATAAATATGATGTATCAGATTTAGTTGTTTCTGCTTTTGAACAGAAACCTTTAGATTTTGAAAATACATTTAATGATCTTGTAGTTGGTAGAATACGCGATGCAGTTGAAGCTAAAAAAATAGAAATAGCTCAACAAATGTATGGATATGAGCCTGAACTAGAACCTGAATATGATGACGCCGAAACAGAACAAGATATAGAACAAGATAATTCAGAGGAAGAAGTAAATGGCGAAGAGTCTTAACGATATTTTAAAAAGTTATAGCGACGTTATTTCAGGTAAAAAATCATCAACAACAACTGCGCTTACCACAGGCAATAATCCTGGAGTAGATTATGCTGATAAAATGCAAGACACAAGAGATTTTATAGCGCAACATTCAGTAGAAAAATTTGATGATCGTGTTGGTAACGGTCCTGATGTTTATCAAGCAGCTAACGTAAAAAAAGCTGAAATGAAGCGTCATGGTCATGAGCCAAAGCCAAAAGATATTATAGTTTACAACAAAACTAATCAAGTAAATAATGAAGAAGTCGAGCTCGACGAAGCTGATTTAATGCATATTAAAGTTGGCGAAAAGGTTAGATTAACTAATCCAAAAGCAACACCTAGACATACAGTTACTAAAATTAAAGGTGATAAAGCTCATATAATTGATTTTTATTCAGGCAAAGAAAAGGTATTTCCTCTTAATAGAATTAAGAGAGTTAAAGCTCAAGCTGTTAAATTACAAGAAGCCAAAGACGAAAGAGAATATGGTTATGAAGGCGATATGGCTATCACTCAGTTAAAAACTATTTGCCGTAATGCCGAACATTTAATGAAGATGATGAAGCCTGACACTGATTTGCCAGAGTGGGTTCAGTCAAAGATCACTAAAGCAGAAGATTATATCTCAACTGCTCACGATTATCTAATGTCAGAAATGAATGAAGAAGTCGAAACACTAGATGAAGCCAAGTGTAATATGTCTGAAGCTGGCACCGTATGTGAAGTTCATGGAAAAAAAGCTTGCCCAAAAGAAGACAGTGAATCAGCACAAAATAAAGAAACGAGATTTACTGGAAAGAAAAAAGAAGGT